TGTCCGGTGAAATTCGAAATAATTGATTCTTCATATTTTATCAATTATTTTAAAAATAGATTTTAAATTAATTTTTTTAATCCTAAATTATTTACTTTCTTTTACTCCTACTTTTACTCCTACTTTTACTTTTAGTATTCACTCTTTTTCCTTTTTTACTTTTAGTATTCACTCTTTTTCCTTTTTTACTTTTAGTATTCACTCTTTTTCCTTTTTTACTCTTCTTTCTTCTTTTACTTCTTTTCCCTCCTCCTAAGGGGAAGGGGCCATAACCACCCGTTATTTTTCTACCCTTATTACTCATTTATATTATATTATATTCTAATATTTTATTTGATGTTCTATCATTTAAAATAAAAAATCCATAATAATATAATTGTAGTTTTATGGGGGATAAAAAGTTAATTAACGAATGGGATATCATTGATACATTTTTTAGAGATACAGATTATTATAAATCACAACATCAAATTGACTCTTTTGATGAATTCATATTTTCAGAACAAAATGGACTCAAAAATATTATTCAACGTGAGAATCCATTCATACTTTTTAAAGGAGAAAATAAAAGGAAAGATAGTTTTTCATATGAAATAAGGATCTATTATGGTGAAACTCTTAATGAAGAAGGTATTCCGGTAAAAACAATTAAAGAGGAAAAAGAAGGAAAGGTAGTTGAAAAGAATATTGAAAATATTTTTGTTTCTTCACCTGCGATCTATAATAATGATACATTATCAGTTATGTATCCAAATGAAGCACGTCTTAAAAATCTAACGTATCAAAGTTCTATTCTGTGTAATATTGGTATTCATTATATTTTTCACAACAGAGATGGTGAAAGTAAAGTTAAAAATTTTGAAAAAGTAAATATAGGATCCATTCCAATTATGGTTCATTCGAAGTTATGTTTACTCCATAAATTAGATCCAATCAAGTTATCCGATTTTGGAGAATGCCCCTATGATCATGGTGGTTATTTTATTGTGAAAGGAAAAGAAAAAGTAATGATATCACAAGAAAAAAAAGTAAATAATATTCTTTACATTAATGGATCTCCAGAAGATAATATTATTCTTCAAGGAAATATCAAATCTATTTCTAATGAAGGATTTCAATCTTCAAGAACAAATTATATTTCTTATATGACCCATAAAATTAAAGATAGTAAAAAGAATATTATTATTGAAGAAAATGTATTTAATGTAAGGGTCTTAGGCTTTGATATTCATATTCCACTATTTATTATGTTCAGGGCTCTAGGTATTGAAACAGATAAAGATATATTATCCTATATTATTTATGATTCAGATAATGCTCAATTAAAAAATAAGTTATATGAACTAATTCTTCCATCAATTAAAGATGCTCAACCTATTTTTACTCAAAAAAATGCATTTAAATTGTTATCATTAAATACGAAAGGGAAAGAAAATTTTAATGTCATTGATATCTTAAATAATAACTTATTCCCTAACTATGGTACTAATAATATATCAAAAGGAAAATATCTTGGATTTGCTGTAAGGAAAATACTATTAACACATTTAAATGTGTATAATGAAACAGACCGTGATTCTTATATTAATAAAAGAATTGATCTACCTGGTTCTTTACTTTTAGAACTATACAGGGAATTGTGGGGAAAATTTAAACGTAATACTTCTCGTAAAATTGATGATGAATATCGTTTGAATTATGAATCATCTTCCGATGTTGATCTATCAAACATGGTCCATACAATGAACCTTTCAAAAATTTTTGACAGTGCTATTATGGATACAATTACGAAGTCATTTGGTGCCCGTTTTGGTACAGGTCTATCAAGTCGTCAGGGTATCGTTCAAGATTTAAATCGTAATGTTATGTTGGGGACATTATCACATATAAGAAGATTATCATATCCATTACCCTCTGGATCAAAATCAATTGGACCGAGAAAACTTCATAATTCACAATGGGGTTTTGTTTGTCCAACCGAATCACCTGATGGTTCCAATGTAGGTATCATTAACCATTTATCTATTATTGCAAGAGTAACTACAAATATTAGTGAAGAAAATATATTCAATGCATTGTTTGATTGTGATGTTGTATCATTGGATCAAGTAATTTATAGAGATTTCTACCATTCATCCAAAGTATTCTTAAATGGAAAATTAGTCGGAGTTCATTACAATCCGTCCTATTTAGTGAAATATATGCTCTTATTAAAGCTGAATAGTTTTATTAATATCACTACATCGATCTCATGGAATGTTCAGATGAACGAGATTCATATCTTTTGTGATTCAGGTCGTATGATAAGGCCAGTATTCTATTTAAAAGAGGATTCAAAAGGGAAAAAATACAACCCATTAATTGAAGGAGACTATACACTTATTCAAACATGGAAGAAAGCAATTCATGGGTATTTATACAATCAACTCCAAATACCAACCGATTTTAATACATCAGAATACTTTAAAGAACAACTTGATGAATTAAAAACAAATAAAAATTTTATGGAAATTCTTGAAGAATATGCGGCTCCGATTGAATACATTGATTCAATTGAAACGGAGAATAAATTCATTGCGAAAGATATGAAAACATTTGAGAATAAACATACTCATTGTGAGATTCATTCTTCACTTATTTTAAGTGCCGTTTCTCTTAACATACCATTCCCAGAACATAGCCAGTATCCAAGGAATGCATTTTCATGTCAACAAACAAAGCATGCTGTAGGTGTATATTCATCAGCATACAATACTCGTTTCGAAACATTCTCACATATTCTTAATTACCCACAAAGGCCAATTGTTACAACAAGATATAAAAAATATACAGATGTTGATAAGCTTCCCTATGGTATCAATGCAATTGTTGCTATTGCTTCTTATTCAGGATATAATCAAGAAGATGCTGTTATATTAAATCAATCCTCTGTTAATCGTGGGATGTTTAAATCCCTTTATTTAAGAAGTTATGAAGATGAAGAAGAAATCGTAGGGGGGGAGAAAAAATATTTTGGAAATCCACTTCTTGAAAAAAATATACAAAAATTAAATCCTGCAAAATATGATAAATTAGATGATAATGGATTTATTAAAGAAAATACAATTATAACTGATAATGACACGATTATTTCAAAATGTTTTAAAAAAAATAGAAATGGCGAAGATATTACAAAAGTTTCAGGTAAAAAAATTAATTACGGAACCTCGGGGATCGTTGATAAAGTAATTGTTACAGAAGTTACGAAAGGTTTAAGAAAATGTAAAGTAAGGATTCGTAAAGAGAAAATACCAGGTATAGGGGATAAATTTGCATCTCGTTGTGGACAGAAGGGTATGTGTGGTATGGTTCTCCCTAGTTGGGAAATGCCATTTACTGAAAATGGTATTATTCCTGATATTATCATTAACCCTCATGCAATACCGACACGAATGACAATTAATCAATTATTAGAAGTAATACTCGGAAAAAGTTCATGTATGGGTGGGTTCTTAGGTGATGCAACTCCATTTCAAAATATAGATATTAATGAATTTTCTGAAGTTCTTGAAGGTTTTGGATATGAAAAGAATGGAGATGAAGTAATGTATTCAGGTATTACAGGTGACCAAATTAAAACATCAATCTTTATTGGTCCAACCTATTATCAACGTTTAAAGATCATGGTAGATGATAAAATACATAGTCGCGCAGAAGGACCCTTACAACATTTGGTAAGGCAACCAGCATCGGGAAGATCAAATAAAGGTGGATTAAGAATAGGTGAAATGGAACAATGGGCTATTTGGGCACATGGTCTATCCTATTTTATGAGGGAGTCTGTTATGGAACGTTCAGATGCATATAAGGTTCAAGTTGATAAGAAGACAGGGTTAATCTCTTATGATGATAAAAGAGAAGATAAAAACATGGTTTCTCTACCCTATTGTATGAAATTATTACTTCAGGAGTTACAATCGATGTCAATTGCCCCTCGTTTAGTTACTCAAACACAAACGAATCATCCTTTAATGACAGCATTACATCAGAATATATCTAAATATTCTATTGAAGATGACTTTTCTGATGATGAAGAAGATAACTATGAAGAAGATTAAATGATTCTATTGCTCTCTGTTTACTTTTATCGTCTTTGGAATAAACCCTTATAATACATAGTTTTTCTTCTTCTTTATCCTCAACTGTATTAATAATATTCTTTTCTTGATAGTAGTTACACTTTTCATAATCATTGTAACTAATGATTACTTTATCAATAATTACTTTCTTTTCATCGTGATCAAAATCTATATCGGTATCTGTTATTAATAAAATTTCTCCAACAGATTTATAAATAGAACGGGTCATAATATTATGAATGATTTCATTCATTTTTACTTCATCACTTTGTAGACCTTGATTTAAATTATGCTGATAGATAATACTATCATTTAATTGAATAAACTTATCCCACTGATCTTTTTGAATTACATCATCGATTGAATGTAATCCACTAAATATCTTTATAAAATCCTTCATCATGAATTCAATCCCTCTTACAGTTCTGTGATTATATACTTCTTTATACATGATAAATCTTATACGAAAGAATTCGTCGATATTTGTTTTTACTTTTTCAGAATAAATAATTTCATTGTTTTCAATTCTTGAATGATTCATAATTCTTTCATATTCAATACCATAATTTAATCCAGTCATCTTAATATCTCTCATTAGATAGTCAAAACGGTCTACATCAATACCATTATTATTTGATATAATTTGATACTTGTATTTTTCTTCGGCATTGATTAAAACATTTTTAGGATAAATAAAATGAATCATATTTTGAATTTCACTAGGATTAAATCCTAACTTATACTTCTCATTCATTCTTTTGAACAATTCACCTGAACGATATTCATGATTCTTATCCTTTGAAAATAATTCATCAAATAAATGACTATAAGGTCCATGTCCAATATCATGTATTAATCCTGCGACCGAAATACATTCTTTTTCCCTAGGAGTGAAATATTCTTTCTCTTTATTCAAAATATCAATGTATTTTTTTGATAAGTGATAAACACCGATTGAATGTTCAAAACGTGTATGGACCGCTCCAGGGAATACGAAGTTACAACAACCTAATTGCTTAATATTTCTTAAACGTTGAAATTCTTCAGTATCAATAATTTTCTGTGCAAGGCCTTCAATTACAATATTACCATGAATAATATCGTAGATTTCCATAAAACTTTACTTTAAAAAAATATATATTACTTCAAATTTATTTTAACTTTTTTAAAAACTTATTTACCATAACCATAACTTCTTTCTTATATAGAAATAAGAATACATACAATACAATTAAAAACATACATGTTTGATTGACTTGAAAATCATTCGTGAATTTTTCTCTTTCTTCTAAACCTAATATTTCCTTAACTTCAGAAACTATGTCGTCGATTTGTTGTTTGACCGTCATTTATACTATTGTCAATATATTTATTTAAGCAACTTCTTAACAAATGTGGATTTCATAATTTCCTCTTTGTACATAAAAAGGATAATAAATACAATTGTAATAACCATACATGAATCATTGAATTCAAAACCAGAAAGGATATTACCGAATGTTTCTGGTTTTGAATTGTTATTTTCATTGTTGTTGTTCTTTTCATTGTTATTGTTCTTTTCATTGTTATTGTTCTTTTCATTGTTATTGTTCTTTACAT